TTACAAAATGTCCCAGCGGAGCCAGGCGCTCTTCGACGCAGGCCGAGAGCTTAACCTCAAACAGTACCAGTTCCACTTTTTCGCGTGGTGGGAGGCGCCAGAATACAGAATGGCGGCAGATTCGACGGTCATATCACCGGAGGAACACGCTTATTTCGATTCAGTAGAGCAAAAGATCAAACGCAAGCTGGACCCTGAGCAGCGAGCGTGGTGGATAGTCACTCGGGATGAAGACTTCGTTGGTGACGAGCAGAAGATGTGGCAGGAATACCCGAGCTTTCCCGAAGAGGCATTCCAGGTATCGCGCGAAGGGACGTATTTTTCTAAGCAACTGCAGCAGGCCCGCAAAGAGAAACGCATTATTGACCACTTGCCTATGCTGCCTGGCATACCGTGCTGGACCTTTTGGGATATCGGCAACAACGATGGAACGGCGATATGGGTGATCCAGAAGGTTGGGATGGAATTTAGATGCGTCCGATTCTATGAAGCGTGGGGGGAAAGCTACTCACACGCCACAAAATGGCTGCAAGACCAGAACATAACGTATTCGACGCATTACTTGCCGCACGATGCAGACCACACCAGGCAGGGCAAGGAGATCAACGAAAGCCCGAAACAGATGCTTGAAAAGCTATTGCCAACGCACAACTTTGAAATTGTGCCTCGCATTGAAGAGATAACGTGGGGCATCAATCAAACCCGGGACGTATTCCCGCTGCTATATTTTGATCTTGAGCATTGCAAAGAAGGCGTGGTGCATATCGAAATGTACCGGAAGAAATGGAACTCGACTCAAGAGCGATGGAGCGACCAGCCCGACAAGTCTGGCGGTCACTCAGAAGCGGCAGACGCACTACGGCAGTTTGGCCAGGCATACACAAATGGGCAGATTAACGTTTACAAAACTCGGAAAAAGCCTAAAAACCGTCGACCAGGCGGTATGACGGCATAAATTGGAGCAAGCAAAATGGCTGAAAGACCCGCATTAGATTTGACTGTATTTGACTTTAAACGCCAGTCGCGTGAATTAACCGTATTCGGCACATGGATCGAAGACGAAGAGGAAGAGGATGACGAGCCGTGCCTTGTTATCACTGAAACAAGAAAGATTGGTAGTGACAAACTGATACCCTGTGCAGTATTGCTTTCGGAAGCCTGGCGGTATGATGACCCTGCCAACGGTCACCTTCATTTGCTGTCAGTCGCCATGAGATTTGTGAAGGCCATGGGTTTAACCGACAATATGACAAACGCGCACATGGTTGCTGACGCAATACACGGACACTTGCTGGACCTAATCAAGATTCCGCCAAAGCCAAGAGGCGTAAATCGAAATTCAGGAGCCGAGGCTACTATTGTAGATCCCAACGGCAAGCGGATATCAATTGAAATGTATGACAACGAATAAGGGGCATTCCAGTGTTTGATTTAAGCGACGATACGATCACCGAAGTTAAACGCAGGAATAACCCGCTCGAGGACAATAGCCTTTACGGAAAAATGGACGATGAAGACGAGGACGCCGGCGAAGATTCAGGCAAAGACGACCTCGACAGTGCTGACAACGTGGAACTGCACAAACGGCTTTTGGCGTTTTACCAAAACGAACTGGACCGCCAAGAAGAAAACCGAGTGCAAATGTCGATCGATGCCGATTATTACGACCATGTTCAGTGGAGCGAGCAAGACTCGGAAGAGATCATGGCGCGCGGGCAAGAGCCATTGGTGTACAACGTGGTGTCGCAAGCCTGCAACTGGATCATCGGCAGCGAGAAGAAAGGCCGAGTTGACTACAAGGTTTTGCCGCGAGGACCGGAGGACGCAGTACCGGCGCAGCGCAAGACCAAGATGTTTAAGTACGTCACTGACATAAACCGTACACAGTTCCACCGGAGCCGAGCGTTTGAAGACTCCGTAAAAGTCGGCATAGGTTGGATGGAGTGCGGCATACAGGACGATAGCGACGAAGAAATGCTGTTTGAGCGCTACGAGTCATGGCGGAACATGCTTTGGGACAGCAGCAGCACTGAAATGGACCTCAAGGATGCGCGTTACGTGATCCGCAGCAAGTGGATCGATGAAGATATCGCCATAACGATGTTTCCCGACCGCGCCGATATCATTAAGCGATCTGCAGTAGAAAATACGTTCGATGCTGGCAACGACCACGAGTACGGCGACCAGGCAATGGACAGCCAGGAAGAGACTCTGGAAGACAACGTTGGTGGCCGGGGTACCGATTCAGGCACCAGGCCGCGCGTGAGAATGATTGAAATTTGGTACAAGAAGCCCATTCGCCGCGAGCGCTTGCAGGGCGGCAAACTTAACGGCGACACATTCGACGCGGAAGACGAGCAGCAACAAGAGGAAATCCAATCAGGCCGGTCGGTTGTTAACAGTCTGGTTCAAATGCGTGTATGCGTTGCGGTAATGGCCATGGCCGGCCTGTGCTACAACGATGAAAGCCCCTACAAGCACAATCGATATCCCTTCACGCCGATTTTCAGCTACCGCCGCGACCGCGACAACCTACCGTATGGCACCATTCGCGGCATGCGTGATGTTCAGAAAGATATAAACAAGCGCGCAAGCAAGGCGCTCTACATTATGTCGACGAACAAAATAATGATGGAGAAGGGCGCCGTCGACGATATTGACGAGCTTAGAGAAGAAGCCGCACGGCCTGACGCCATCATTGAGTACAAAAAAGGTTACGCACTTGATTTAAACGTCGACCGGGGACTGGAAGAAACCCATCTGCGCATGATGGAGCGTGATATTGCATTCAGCCAGACCGCCAGCGGTGTAACGGATGAACTGCAGGGCAAGACAACCAACGCCCAGTCTGGTATCGCCGTTCAGCGCCGGCAAGAACAAGGCATGATGAGTACAGCCAAGCTGTTCGATAACCTTCGCCTGGCATTCCAGATCCAGGGTGAGAAGGTTTTGTCGTTGATGGAGCAATATTACAGCGAGGAAAAAGTATTCCGCATTACGAACGAGCGTGGGACGCCGGAGTTTGTGACCGTAAATGACGGGCTGCCAGAAAACGATATTGTGAACACGAAAGCAGACTTTATTGTGTTTGAAAGCGAATGGCGCGCATCAATCCGTGAGGCCCAAGCAGAGAAGCTGGCGGATATGATGGGACAGATGCCGCCGGAGGTTGCCATCATCTTGCTGGATCTGGTTGTCGAAGCCATGGACTTGCCAAACGCGGAAGAAATTGTTAAGCGTATTCGCCAGATCAACGGGCAGCGTGACCCTGACGCCACTGAAATTACAGAAGAAGAACAGGCGGCTATGGAAGACCAGGCCCAGCAGAAGAAAATGCAGAACGATATGGTTCAGGCTGAATTGCGCAAGAAAATGGCCGAAGCTGGCAAAACCGAGGCAGAGCAGCAGGCTGTATTGTCGAAGCTTAATGAGAATGCTGCGGCAGCTACTAACCGCAACATGGACAGTCAGACCAAAGCCATTGAAGCGGCCAAGGAAGCGCTGGCGTATCCGCAGGTGACCCGTATCGCTGACAAGCTGATGCGAGAGTTTGGTTTTGTGTCACAGACCGAAAAAGAGGCAACCGAGCAAGCCGCCGCAGCCGATCAACAGCGCCAGGCTGCCATGGAAGAGCAGGCAATGATGGAAGAGCAGGCCCAGCAGGAGCAGCAGGCGGCAATGGAGGAAGAACAGACCGCCATGATGAAGCAACAGCAGCAGGGCCAGCAGCAGCAGGGCCAGCAGCAGCAACCAACCCCAGGCATGACGCCAGGCACATAGAAAAGAGGTCAGGAAATGGACGATAAGAATTTTTACCTAAATTCAGAAGGCGTAGTAATGCCGCGCCACAACACGGTTACAGACGAGTTGATTGATTCGCGCATAATCAAAGAGCAATACCACGTATTTGACGGGACCACGGTAACGGTCTGTGTGCTGACGCTGGTTAATGAATTTACAGTCATTGGAGAGTCGGCCTGTGCAGACCCGGCTAACTTCAATGAAGGTACCGGAAGGCATTACGCTCGCCGTGACGCAACCACGAAAATTGGCCGGCTGGAAGGTTACTTGCTGCGCCAGCAGCTGCACGAAGGCAAAGGAAAAACCCGAGCTTAACAATTAACAACTGTTCAAAAGGTGATGAAATGGCACGTCCTGAAGAAATCAGCGAAGAGTTTTGGAACCAGCTAACCGAAGAAGAGCGCGAGGCGCTGGAGGAAGAGGAAGGCGAAGAAGACGAGGATGGCGACGACGACGACGACGAAGATGAAGGCGAAGGCGAAGGCGAAGAAACCGGCGATGATGATGCAGCCGCAGCCGCAGCCGCAGAAGCTGCCGCAGAAGCTGCCGGCGATGAAGGTGAAGGCGATGAAAGTGAGTCTGCAGAAAAGGCCAGCGCTAAAGAGGGCTATAACCCGCTACTACGCGCGGATTTGCCCGCCGATATCGAAGAGAAAATCGCTACCATTGCCACCAAGCGCGAAGAATTGGAAGTTCAGTTTGACGATGGCGAACTGACCACGAAGGAATACCGGCAATCCATGGGTACGCTGGACAAAGAAGAGCGCGGTATTGAGCAGCAGCAGTTCAAGGCTCAAATTGCAGTCGAAATGGAAGAGCAGCAAGAGCGCGCGGTATGGATGGACACAGTACGTTCGTTTCTGGACGAGAACACGCAGTATGAAGCGAAGCCCTTGCTGTATGAAAACCTAGACCGGATGGTGATTTTATTGGCAAAAGATCCCGCCAACAAAGAACTAACCGGCGAAGAAATGCTGAATAAGGCGCACACGAAAATCTATGAAGACCTTGGCATTGCTGTACCGGCAAAAGAGAAAAAAGCTGCAGAAGGGAAAAAGGCAGCAAAAAAAGTGGTGAAGGCAGTACCAACACTAGGAGCATTGCCTAGTTCGGACACCCAAGACCCAACCAACGTGAGTAAATACGCAAGGCTGGACCGGTTACTTGACTCTGACCCTGTAGGGTACGAAGCGGCATTTGATGCAATGTCGGAAAAAGAGCAAGAGCGCTACCTGGCGCAATAACTAGAACGTGGCCTATAAATGGCCACTAACTTTATATGGGGCGCCTGAATGCTTAGTATTGACCTGAAGCCGGGAGAAACCGTTGTCATTGGAAAAAATGGTGAGATACGGGTAACTCTTGAGGAAAAGAAAGGCCAGGTTGCCCGATTATCCTTTGACGCCGACCGCAGCATTCCAATAAACAGGGTAGAGAAAATCAAAAGCCTTAGCGGAATAGCTGCAAAATACGGCATTGGCAAGCGCAAGGAAAAGTAACTGGCTTGCACAAAGCCTTTATCGAACAGATAATGAACACCGAGCAAGTGAAGTCGCAGGAGTGACGGAGCTAATACGAAAACCTAAACCCAATGAGGGGTAACTCCTGATGGCTTCTACCGTAGTTGCTTTTGGCGATCCTAAAGCCGCAAAAAAGTGGTCTGGCTCACTCGCAGTCGACCAAATCAAAAAATCATACTTCGAGCGCAAGTTCGTTGGTACCGAAGACAACAGCATCATCCAACGCAAGACTGAACTGGAAACCGATAGTGGTGACCGGATTTCATTCGACCTGTCTGTGCAGCTGCGCGGTGAATACACCGAAGGCGACCGCCGCTTGGATAACAAAGCGGAAAACCTGAAATTCTACACCGACGAAGTAAATATCGACCAGGCGCGTAAAGCCGTATCAGCCGGCGGCAAAATGACCCGCAAGCGTACTGTGCATAACTTGCGATCCATTGCCCGTAACCGCTTGGGTGATTACTGGTCCCGTTTCAGCGACGAACTGATGTTCATGTACCTGTCTGGCGCGCGCGGCATCAACAGAGATTTCCTGTTTGGCCTCGACTTCACTGGTCACGCTGGCAATCTGTTTCAGACGCCTGATGCAATTCACCAGATGTACGGTGGCGATGCAACCAGCAAGGGTTCAATCGTTGCGGGTGACAAAATGACCCGTTCTATTGTTGAGCGCGCAGAGGTGAAAGCCACCATGCTGCAAGCGCAAGACCCTGACGCAGCCAACATGGTCCCAGTTACCATGGAAGGCGAAGAGCGTTATGTGTGCGTTATGTCGCCCTTCCAGGCTCACGACTTGCGCAATGAATCCGCAGGTGAATGGCTCGATGTTCAGAAAGCCGCCGCCGCCGCCGAAGGCCGGAACAACCCGATCTTCAAAGGCTCACTTGGTATGCTTAAAAACGTGGTTCTGCACAGCCACCGCAACGCCATCCGTTTCAGCGATTATGGCGCTGGTAGTAACGTCAGTGCGTCCCGGGCATTGTTTATGGGCCGTCAAGCCGGCGTAGTGGCTTACGGCACACCCACTGGCCGCCGTTGGGAGTGGAAAGAGGAAATGAAGGACTTCGGCAACGAGCCAACAGTCGCATCTGGCTGTATCGTTGGCATGAAGAAGACTCGATTCAACAACAAAGACTTTGGTGTTATTTCAATCGACACCGGAGCCGCAGACCCCAACACATAAGCAATAGCGCGGGGTGATCCCCGCGTTTAGCTTGCACCGACTTACCAGGAGAATATCAAGATGGCTATTACTCAATCCGCATGGGCAAGTGGTCGCAAAATGCCCGCTACATCTGGCTGCGCAGCCGAGGTTGTTGCGCAGAAATTTTCAACCGTTATCACCGCCGACAAAGCTATTGGCGATATCATTGAAATCGGCGTATTGCCGGCGGAACACGATATCGTTGACGTTGTAATGCTTGCTGGCGCAATGGGTACCGGCGTAGATATCGACGTTGGGATTATGTCCGGCGCCTACGGTGACACCGATCAAGCCCGCACTTGTGGCGCCGAGTTTCACGCTGATGTCGACGTTGCAGCTACAAGTGTCACACGCATGACTCTGGTGGGTGGCTTCACTTTGGACTCTGGACGCGAAGACCGAAGCATTGGTGTAAAGTTCAAGAGCGCAAGCACCACCGCAGCAGACCAGCTATTGGTGGCGATGGTTCTATACCGTCAAAAGTAAGGCAAAATAAGTGACCCAAAAAAAGGGGCGGCACCAAACGCCGGCCCTTTTTTTTTACACAAGGAAAAGATAATGCAAATTGAATGCAAGATTAAACGTGCAGCAGGTACAGACGTTGAATTGTTTGGAAAAACGTACAAGTTCCGCGCCGATAGCATTGAGCGGCATGTTTGCGAAGTGAAAGACAAAAAAGCAGTGGGCAGACTCCTGGCGATATCGGAAGCCTACCGAATTGTCACAGACGACGAAGATGATTTTGGTTATGGCAGCACTGAATCCGACACTAACCCCGACACCGAAAACACATTGCAGCCGTCCGGCAGTTCGTTGGATGGCGACATTGAAATTTCAGATGATGATATTGAAGGTTACGTTGAGCCGGAGCCAGAAGACGAAAACGAAAACAGTCTGGGACCGGTTAACGCGCCAGATGATGGGCGCAACGCGACTGATGAAGATGAAGCCGTAAACGAAGGCGCCGTTCGTCTTGAATGGGAAGAAGTATTTGGCAAAAAGGCAGGCCGGCGCAAGCTTGAAACCTTGCTGGAAGACTTGCGCGCCGAAGACCAGGAGTAATCATTATGTTTGCCGTTTCCGAAGTAACCAAGCGGGCCAACCTGCTATTAAACGATATTGAGAACGTCACTTACACGATCGACGAGCTTCTTTATTGGGCGTATGACGGAACGGCAGCCATTTTAAGAGCAAGGCCGCCGGCGGGAACACAGACGGAAGAGATTGCATTGGTGGAAGGCGCACTACAGACGCTCTCTGACAGCGCAATTTTGCTATCTGATGTGATCCGCGTCATTGGTGGCCGACCTATCGAACGTACTTCACGGCGTCAGCTGGACAGCTGGGAGCCGGATTGGTACCAGACACTGCCAACGAGCAAGATTGTCCATTTCACGTATGACGAGCGCAAGCCAACCCAGTTCTACGTTTATCCGCCGGCAATAGCTGGAACCGTGGTGGAAGCGCTGGTTGTCAGAATGCCGGAGGTGTTCACCATAGCCTCGAGCGTCCCAATGGGACCGGAATACATTGACCCGCTGACCAGTTACGTTGTCCACAGGGCGATATCTAAAGACTCTGAATACGCCGATACGCAGCTGGCAGTAATGTTCTACCAACAGTTCAGCGATGCCCTTGGCACTAGCAACCAGAGCCAGCAAGCGGTATCAGCACAGGCGGGTGAGGCATGATTGGCTTTGAGGCATTCTTGAGTAAGATTCTACCGCGTGTGGAAGGCGCGCCAAGGCCGGCAGTAAATGATGCCATTCGGGTGGCCGTCCAGGAATTTTGCCAGCGCACCAGGCTATGGCGTGGCGTGGACACCATCCATATTGTTTCGCTCGAGGAAGGAATTATAGCGGCAGAACACGGCGCCGTTATCTATGAAATTGAGAGCGCGCGGTTTAATGGGTACAACCTTGAGCCGGCAAGCATTACCTGGCTGGATGGAACGAAGGAAGGTTGGCGCACATGGGGCGATGGCCAGCCCAAGTACATTACGCAGACAGAGCCTGATACCGTTCTACTGGTACCCGGGGGGATTGGCACACTGGAACTAAGCACGTTCCTAAAGCCATCTGAGGACGCAACAGTATTCCCTGATTTTATCGCTGACCACTACAAACAGATTATTGCAGATGGTGCGCTGGCGGAGCTTTACATGCAGCCAGGGCAGCCGTACAGCAGTGCAGAGTTGGCAATGTTCCATTCAACCCGCTTTGAACGGCGACTGGATGGCATGAACAGCGATAGCGTGAAAGGCCAGCAGCGAGCCAGAGTCAGAACAAAACCGTTCTTTTTCTAATACCAGTGGGAGCATTACCAATGTCAGCAGCAAGTAATTACCTCGAAACAGCAATAATTAACTCTATAATCCGCGGCATAGCTTTTACTGTGCCAGATGAAGTGTACGTGGCGCTCCATACAGCCAACCCAACGGAAACCGGGACCGTGGGCGAGGTGAGTACAGGTGATTGGCCTGATTATGTGCGCATTGATTCCAGGCTTGGCGCCGGAACACTGGCTCAAGCGTGGACCGCACCAACAGATGGTGTAAGCCAAAACACCAAACAGCTGATCTGGCCTGTTCAAAATGGTTCTGCCGATGTGGTTGTTACTCACTTCTCGTTGCGCACAGCGGCCACCGGTGGCGAAATGATTACCTATGCAGCCTTGGATACTGCCCGAACAATGAAACCAGGTGATGTGTTTGTGGCCAACGTGAACCGATTGGAAGTTCAAGTTCTCTGATGCTTGCCAGCAGCCCGTTAGCAGCAGGCCCAATAGCTTCGGCCAGCCAAGCAGTGCAAACAGCTGGCGGGGCGGGAGTTGTGGCTGTTAATTCAAGCGGCGGCCTCAGTCTGGTTCTTCTTTGGGGCGCAACAGCAATAATTGAATTTAGATCCGAAGGAATTGGCCGGCGAGGCGCTACGCTCATTGGCTCAATGCCGGTCCAGGTAGCAACGGAAGGTGTCATGCACCGCGGCGCTACTGGCAGCGCATCGTTTGAAGTTGTTGTGGCTTTAGATAGTGATTTCAGGGTGGCGACCAAGGTTGAGGCTGTATTCAGTGTGCAGGTTGATTCTGCACTTGATGGGCGGGCAGTCACACCAAAAACAGGCAGTGGCAAAGCATTTAACGAGGTAGTCTCAAGAGGTAGTGAGCCGGGGCGGGCCTCACATATACCCAACATGCAATCAAGCATCTGGGTAAACGCCAACGGCAAAGCAAACCTGATTGCCAGCGCTCCCGTTTCCAGAGCAGTCATTACCGTGCATAGCACCGGTGAATTTACGTTTGGGGACTACCATTATGGCAGTGGCCGAGCGTTAGCGGCTGCACTGTTCAGCACTGGATCTATTCAAGCTTTGCCTTACGTGTACGCATCTGGATCTGCAGCTGTCAGCGTCAAAATGATTGACCATGGCTATGGGATACCGCCAATACCCAGCCTGTTTATAAGCGCGCCAGGCAGCCGGACAATGTACGCACCACCAAGCGGGCGCACCATGTACGCTGGCAAGAACCGGAGAACGTTACCATGAGGCTTGGAAGTCAGAGAAAGCCCGACCAGGCGCGTCTGGATTACGACATTGACTACGCTGAATTAGGTTTGCTCGAGGTGAACGAAATCATTCAAACCGTTGCTGTCACTGTTACCGGGACCGACGAGCTTTTGCTGGTTGATTCGATTCAGCACACCGACACAGTGGCAAAAGCCTGGCTATCGGGTGGTACCGCTGGGCACACCTACGAAGTAACACAAATCATGGCGACCAACCAAGGCCGGATTTATGAGGACTGTTACAAAATCCGCATAACTCGCTGTTAAGCGAACCATAGGGGCAGAAAATGGCCGTACTCTTTTCAAACAATGCGCGCGCCATAGTGGCCAGCGCCCTGTCCAGTTCAGCAACGACCGTCACCGTTGAGACAGGGCAAGGCGCTTTATTCCCTGCACCGACCGGTGGTGATTGGTTTCCGTTGGTACTGCAACGGTCAGCCGATTACACGCAGATTGAAATTACGCGATGCACAAGCCGTTCCGGCGATGCTTTGACCATTACGCGCGCCCAAGAAGGCACGACAGGTATCACGTTTGCAGCTGGAGACACTGCAGAGCTGCGAATTACCGAGGATGCGTTAACTACTCAGTTTGCAACCGCGGCGCAAGGTGCATTGGCAGATAATGCCGAGCCAAAACAATCAGGAAAAAGTCTATCTGCCAACGACTTTACCGACTTGCTAGAAACAAAGCTGGGGAACATAGAGGCCAACGCGACAGCTGACCAAACAGCAAGTGAAATTAAAAGCGCGTATGAAAGTAACACTAACACCAACGCATTTACCGATGCTCAGGTTACAAAGCTTTCAGGGATAGAAGCCAGCGCCACAGCTGACCAGACCGCGGCACAAATAAAGACCGCATACGAGAGCAATGCCAATACCAATGCTTACAACGATGCTGCAGTCTCAAAGCTTGCCGGAATAGAAGCCAGCGCGACAGCAGATCAGACGGCAGGCGAAATAAAAACGGCATACGAAAGCAATTCTAATACGAATGTTTTTACCGATGCCAAGGAATCAAAGCTTTCTGGAATTGAAGCTAATGCCGAAGTGAACACGGTTGATAGCGTGGCCGGCAAGACAGGCGCCGTGAGTCTTGTAAAAGGTGACGTTGGGCTTGGTTCAGTCCGTAATGTGAGTTCATACAGTCAAACAGAATCAGATGCTGAATATATTGCAAAAAACGGCGGCGGGATAATAACCAAAAATACAAGTGCAGGCGTTGTTTACAGTAACGGGCATCTTGAACTTGTGACAAGCGATGGTAGTGATGTCTCTGTGGGCTTTCATCGTGGCGGTTATACTGCTTGCCAGTTAAGGCATGAAAGCAACGGTCTTATATTAAGTGGAACGTCACGAACTAGTAGTTCTGATTTAGTTGTAACAGGAAATATCACTGCGTATTCAGACAGCAGATTAAAAGAAAATCTGGACCCAATTGATGGAGCGCTTGAACTGATAGGCCAGTTAACCGGTTACAGGTACACGCGAACAGAAAGCACCAGGCGCGAAACTGGTCTAATCGCGCAAGAGGTATTAGCGGTATTGCCAGAAGCGGTAATGGGTGGTCCAAACGAAAAAAACCCTGGCGGCATGTACTCGCTGGCCTACGGAAACTTGGCAGGTCTGTTTGTCCAGGCAATCAAAGAGCAGCAGGCGCAGATTGAAACCCAGCGCCAACAGATTGAACAGCTAACCGAGAGGATGGCGGGATTATGACCACCATGAATGCAATAATTGCCAACAACGCCACGTCACGGCTGCAGGTCAGCTTAAATGGCACACAAACCACATTAACCGTGCTGTCAGGCGAGGGTGACAAGTTCCCGTCACTTCAAGCCAATGAGTGGTTTCCTGTAACCGTGGTGAAAGGGGACGCGACTTTTGAAATCATGCGCTGCACAAGCCGCAGCAATGACATTTTGACCGTAGTTCGCGCAAGGGAAGGTACCGGGGCGCTCAGTTTTGCCATAAACGATCGAATAGAGCTTCGCTACACAAAAGGCGTCAACGATGACGTGATGGCCGGAATTAATGGTAATCACAGCGCCGGCGAGGCAGCGGCCAGTGCAATTATTGCACTTCAAAATGAGCAGGACGTACAAGACCTCGCCATAGCTGCAAGGCTGCCATTAGCTGGCGGCACAATGACCGGCGACCTTGCGGTAAGCGGAAACATTACGACAACAGGCAATTTTGGCGCAGCAGGCAGCATTACAGCAGCAGGAAATATCACCGCTTATTCGGATGCAAGGCTAAAGCGTGAAATAACAAAAATACCTGATGCTTTGGAAAAGGTGATGTGTCTAAACGGTTACATTTTTAAGTTGCTTGAAGGTGAGAAAAAATTCACTGGCGTAATTGCACAGGAGGTTAATTCTGTTTTGCCCGAAGTAATTGAACATGACTCAGAGGGCATAATGTCCGTTGCTTACGGCAACCTGGCCGGCTTGTTGATTGAGGCAATCAAGGAGCAACAGGCGCAAATTGATGAACTGAAGCGGAGGATTGGCTAATGGCACTACCAACCACAGGCCCAATATCCTTTAACGATGTGAACGCAGAGCTTGGCTTGACAGCAACAGCGACTCTTGCCCTTGGAGCGTCGAGTGTTCGTGGTCTTGCCGGCGTGGCAAGCGGGCCAATATCGCTGGCGGATTTACGTGGAAAAGCCAACGAAATCATATTTACAAATACAGTGCAGAGAGTTGGTGCAAGTATTTTCTCGCTGATGGGATCACCAGCAGCAGCCGGCAATTACGTTTTTGTCAATCAAGCCAACATATACTCAACAGCAACATTTGCCTTGCGAACTGGCGTATTCCCTGCCGGCTCAACCCTTAAAATAATTAACCAAAACTACATTCGCGGCAGAGGCGGCAGCCCCGCTTATGTTAATGGGCCTAGTGGCAATTCCCCAGTAGTGCAAGGCTTCCCTGGCGGCGCTTCGATTCTGTTAGATATGCCGGTTTCTATAGACAATTCCGCAGGTTACTTGTGGGCAGGTGGAGGTGGAGGCCAGACTGCTTCATACGGCTTTGGCTTTGGTCCTAATTATTTGTTGGGCGGCGGCGGTGCAGGACAAAACATAGGTATAAGCAACAGAGAACCACGCTACAACTTTAATGGCAATAACGGGACGTTAACCGCTGGTGGCGCTGCGGTTGAATCCAGCTCAAGCTCTATAATTTGGCGATCAGGGGCAGGTGGGGCAAACGGTATTGCTGGAAGTGCAGGTTACGTAGACCCAGCTTGGTACCCAAATTATCAACCCGCTACTGCCGGAGGCAGGGCAGTACAGCGAAACGGCCATGCTGTCACTTGGATAAGCGGAAATAACACAACCCGCGTCAAAGGCGCAGTGTCTTAACAATCAAAAGGAAGCAGAAATGGCAATACTAAAAATTATATCTATTAGCCCTGAATCACAAACGATGGTGATTGACTGGGGTGATGCAACTTTAAACCACTTCATACCCGATCAAATTCTTGATGGTGAAAACCTTACAGAAGCGGAAACACTGGCCATTCTTGAGCTTATGCGACCGGAGCAGGTTGTAACAAAACCAATACCAGCAGTGCTATCAGGATTGGTTCAGCCGGCTGTTCAGCCAGATAACTTTTTGCTAGTTGATAAAAACACGCTTACCGCTGACAACGTTGATATGGTGACGGCCACTGTTAAAACCAGTGAGCAGGCGGTTTTTTTGGTTGATGATGAAGAGTTCCCAGTGAATCCAGTTGATGGCGTGGCAACCCTTGAAATAAAGGCAGACGCTAAGGGATTTATATTGCTTCAATATGGGCCGCAAATCATTTCAATAACTGCCGTTTAAAACCCACGGCAACCCAAAGAGGATAAAGGCATGCAAATTACAGTGACCCCTGGCATGGTTCGTCGTCAGCTTGAAGCGCTGGGAAGGATCACCAGTCGCAGCGCGATACTTCAGGATCAGCTATCTGATGAAGAGGTTCGGGCATTGTCAGGCCTGTACCCAAAATTCAAAGCTGGTTTGGTTGTTGCAATTGACGACTTGTACCAGTTCGACGGTGACCTTTACCGAGTGGTTCAGGCTCACACTACGCAGGCGAACTGGACGCCACCAACAGTACCGGCACTCTTCACACCGGTTGTCGCAGCTGGCGTTATTCCGGCATGGGTTCAGCCTACGGGCGCTCAAGATGCGTATGCCGTTGACGACCAGGTAACGCACGATAATCCGAATGACGCCGACAATATCTGGTTGTATGAGTCGGCTATTGCAGCCAATACGACTGAGCCTGGCCGCGATGGTACGTTTGATCGGTACTGGTCGCCCATTTCAGCAGTTTAAACACATTAGAATGGAGCTAGTATGGATGACGAGCACCACCCTACCTCCACGGATTTTGTAGAGCGTAGGCATCTGCACAAGATTGATGTTCGCGTAGCCATACTGGAACAGCAAACCATGACCACTGCAAAGCAGTTGGCTGAAATAAACGACAACATAAAGTGGTTGGTGCGGATCGTATTGGGGGGGGTTATCAGTGCCATACTAGTGCTACTGTTCAACAATACGGGGGGTTTGTTGTGAAGATTGGCGCAAGATATGTCCTGAAAGCTGTGTTTTACCTTATTATTACTTCAGGTCTGGTAGCGTCATATAAAGGTATCGAAGCCTATATCCACCCGGTCATTGAAGATTTTACGGTGCGCGACTACGCGGTTGACGGCAGAAAATTAGTGGTTAGCGGTTCGATGAACAAAGTCAGGTATTGCGAATTTATCGGTGTATCTGTCTACGGCACTCAGTTGGGCGGCATACCTAATTTGATCCCTCTCAGGTTTACCGACACCGGCACCGCTACTATTTCTCGCCGTACAGGTTACCAATCATGGGGGCCATGGGAGTTAATGCTGCCAAGCCCTGAATGGCGTGGAGTCATAGCGTTTTATGCCGGGCACTCTTGCACCCCGTTTTGGCAAACTCAGACAGAAATGGCCGTGCTGGAGGTTTATAGTTGCGGTGACTATGTGTGCATCGACGATAAAACAACCAAAGGCGACAACAATGCGAAGGATTAAATATCTAGTCGTTCACTGTTCGGCGTCCCCGAACGGGCGCGATGATACCGCCGAGGATATACACCGCTGGCATCAAGAGCGTGGCTGGTCCGGTATAGGGTACAACGCGGTAGTGACTGTAAGCGGTTTGCTGGAGCAAGGCCGACCGGATTACTGGCAGGGCGCACACGTCCGCGATTTTGACGAAAACGGCGAAGGCGACAACAGCGACAGCCTGGGTATTGTCTTGATGGGCACCGACATTTTCTCAAGCCAGCAGTTCAACATTCTGGAAGGTTGGCTGGTTGCCAAAAAGCTACAGTACCCTGACGCTGAAGTGGTGGGGCATTGTGATCTGGACAGCCGCAAACCCTGCCCGAACTTTGACGTAAAAGCGTGGTGGCGCAAGCGCCGTGACAGCGCATTCTACATATACCCAGTCACCTCTTGAGGCCGCACTGGAGAGTCTGAAATGAAAAAGCTGATTGGTATTGGCTGCCAGTGTCAGCAGTGTGATGTTCAACTAACTACGGGGGCGGCATGGCCACATTAAAGCTGATAGGTTTCACCGGCGAGCTACCGCGGATTATGCCGCGCGCACTGCCCGATATGGCTTCACAGTTCGCCATGGACGTTCGCCTTACTGATGGTGGTCTTGAGCCGGTCCGTATCAGTAAGTTGGCCAACACGTTTTCAGAGACAGTTACCGGTAGCGGTGTAATCTATCTCAAAGACAGCGACTGGATGCTTTTTGCTGATGGAACTAGCGTGGCTAAGGCGCCAATAGCAGATGATCGTCTTTACGTTATGGGCGCACCAAGCACAACGCCAAAAATGATTGTCGACGGGGTTTCTTACGAGCTTGCCTTGCCGCGAGCAACCAGCGCACTGACGGCCACCGAAACCGGAACGCTGGACGACGACCTATCTGAAAGCAAGCTTTACAGCTACACGCTGGTAACCGAGATAAATGGGATCACCGAAGAAAGCGAACCGTGCGCATTGAGTAACTCTGTGCTGGTGTCTCCTGGCATGAGTGTAGATTTAGAAGGGTTCCAGGTTGGAGTCGCCAGCCGCGGCATAACTTACCAACGCATATACCGCACACAGTTCGGAGACAGCGGCGTAAGACCTTATTTGATACACCAGCGCAACGTATCGACCGACGATTTCACAGATGCTTCGCCGTTTACAGGCATACTTGGCGAGCTTGAGTCACTTGATTACAACCCACCACCGGACGGCTTGCGCGGCGTCATTTCTTTGCCCAACGGAATCATGGCCGCGTTTAAGGGAAAAGAACTGTATTTCAGTGAGCCGTACAAGCCACACGCATACCCTGAAAAATACATCTTGAAAACTGACCATGAAATTGTCGGGCTGGGTGGTTTTGGATCTAGCATTGCGATTATGACCGAGGGATTGCCGTATATCGCCACAGGCACGTCACCCGACTCTATGCGAATGTCAGACCTTGAGCTTAACCTGCCGTGCATTAATGCCCGGGGCATACAGGATATGGGCTATTCCGTGGTCTATCCGTCATACGATGGCTTGGTGATGATATCTGATGCCGGCGCCAGCGTGGTTACAAGCGGCATCATTGACCGAAACGAATGGCTTTCATACAACCCAGCTGGCTGGACTACTGGACAGTTTAATGCCCGATTTTACGCAAGTTACAGTTATGCTGACCCTGATAATGTAGAGCAGAGAGGCACACTCATTGTTGATTTGTCTGGCGCTCAACCTTTTATAATTCGCAGTTCAATCCAGACTTACAGTTTTTATTACAGCTTGGAAATGGGGCGGCTGTATTACCTAGAAGGACAAAAGGTGTACCAATACGACCCAGCCGGGGAGGCTAATTTGCTCCTTCGATGGGACAGTAAGCAATTTGTTCTGTCCCGGCCAGAGTCGTACACGGCAATTCTGGTCGAAGCTGATGATGCGCTTACAGAAGATGAAATCAGGGCGCTGCAGGACGAAATAGACTCGGCGGTATTGGCAAATACTGCGCTGTATGACTCAACCGATCCTCTTAACGGCGCTGTTAATGCGCTTGCTGTTAATGTGGCAGCCCTTGGTTTTGATGATCTGTTAGAGGTGCCAACTATAAACCGAACAGTCGTGACCAACGTTTATGCTGACGGAAATTTGGTTAAAGCTATTGGGGGATACAACCAGGTGCGGAGGCTGCCAACAGGGTTTAAGGCTAAAAAATGGGAAATCCAAGTTTTTGCTGATACTCCAATCAGTCAAATTAGCCTATCCAGCAGCGTCAGGGAGTTGAACGCAATATGAGAAACCCAGAGCTATCCCCTATCTTAAAACGTCTTGAATTGATCCAGGAAAAGGTAGAGCTATTGAATGGCGACAAAAGCGCCACACTTGAGAAGTCAGCCATTCGCAGGAAGTCATTGGACGGCCTTAGCCGTGCAAGTAACCAGCGCAGCAAAAAGGCAGCCGGTTCAGCGCCCACTAAGGCAGAGTTTGATCGATTGGTTACTGATGTTCAGTCCATCATCGAAGCATTGCGCGCGGTATTACAGGCAGTGCAAGACCAATAAGCAAGCGGTTACAATGGCGGCACAGTTAATGACAGGAAGCGCATGATTACAGCAGATTACGGCAATCAAGATAGCGCAATTACATGGGCGCAAGAACGGCTTGCCGGCCTTAGCTTTCGGGATGACGCAAAGACCATAGCCTTTACCCGGGAGTGTGGATCTTACGCTGCAGTGATTGTGTATGACGGGTTTTCGCAGTGTGACTGCAACATTCACGTTGTCAGTGACGGCTCATGCAGCTGGATGACAAGGCAGATGCTTTCTCGGGCCTTTGCATACCCGTTTGTTCAGCTGGGATTGCGCAGGGTGACCGGGCTGGTACCGAAAAAGAACAAGGCGGCATTAAACATGGATTTGCGCCTGGGGTTTGAAATAGAAGGTTTGTGCAGAAATGCGCTCCCTGACGACGATGTTTACGTAATGGGCATGCTCAGGGAGCATTGCCAATTCATTCCACAGGAGTATCGAAATGTTTGAAGCAGCAATTATTGCGCTGATTGCCGCCGGAGTTGTTGCTTTGACGCACCGACTGCCTTGGAATTTTGGCGGGGAAATGGTCACACCGGAAGGTTTTGTTATTACGGAAGAGCCAGAGCAGCCGGAGTGGCAAAAAAACCTAATGTTTAAAAAGGGCGGCGGCAGCGCGCCTTCGCCGGACCCGCTGGTGGGCCAGGCCGCCATGGAAAATGTGAGACTGGGCAAAGAATGGCTCGAGGTCACAAAACAACAGCTTTCGACAGAACAGCAGCGGCAAGTAGGCATTGATGCTCTAACCAAAAGGATTGGTGAAAGCCAGCTGGATACCGCCGAAAAAGCCAAGGCCCAAGGCGAGGAAGACCGCCAGCGATATGAAGACGTTTTCCAGCCATTGGAAGATGAATTTATTGATACCGCTAAAAATTGGGATTCTGGCGAACGTCAAGACAAGTTGGCAGCAGAGGCCAAGGCAAGCGTATTAACCGAGTCACAACAGGCGCGCGACCAGAGCCGCCGAAGCATGGCCGGCATGGGCATTAAGCCAGGAAGCGGTAGGTATGCCGGCGTAGAGCGAGCAAGTGACTTTAACACCGCACTGGCAGCCGCTGGCGCAGGCACTCAGGCGCGCAACCAGGTACGAGGCCAAGGTGTAGCGCTACGTGGTGATGCCATCAACATGGGCAAAGGTTTGCCAAGTCAAGCCGCTGGCGGCGCACAGCTGGGAATCCAGGCCGGCAACAGCGCCCAAGGTGGTGCTTTGAATGCTGCAGGCAATGCTCGAGCAACTAACGCAGCAGCTGGTCAAGGCTACAGCGGAGCAATGCAGGGCAACAGCAGCGGCGCCAGCATTATGAACCAGCAGTACAACAATGAACTGCAGGCATGGTCAGCCAACCAGGCAGCCGCCGGCGCAGCGTGGCAGGGCATTGGTCAGCTTGCTGGGACAGCTGGGATGATGGCTGTTTCCTCGA